TTTAGAATAAAAACCTACATTACCGTATCTACTCTCTTTGTTCTCAAAATATTCATGATCGACAGACATGAACTCAAAATCCAGCACCTCAACCATGTACTCGTCATAACCAAAGTTAGACTGGTTATTCACTCTATCGTAAGACGACTGAGTTAGCTTGCTTGCGTCGTACCCGTACTTCTTCTGAGCTTTATCTGCTATCTCCTTGAATTCCTCTTCAGTGAACTGGTCTCCCGCCATTCGCTTCAACTCCTGGATAGGAACGTACCGCACATGACCAGCGTATGTGAGATCGCCGAAGTCTGGGTCTTCTGTAAAGCTATGGACGAAGTTAATAGGATCTATATAGTCGGTCTTAATCCCGTAGTTAGGATCATTAGATCGCTTAACCACAGCCATACCAGCAATAGCAAGGTCATTTACACATCTACGTAAAGTAGAGTCGTTAAAGTTATTCCACTCAAGCGTTAGATTAGTGCCTATCTGGGCCGCTATCTCCGAAGAAGACTTAATGTTATTCCCAATAAATATCTCAGCCTCCTCTAGGGTCTCTGGAATCTCCGAGGACTTCATTCCTACGCTAACTCCAGTCTTCTCTTCGATCTTAGCCAGCTGCTGCTTAGCCTGGATCATCATCTCGATCTTTCTTCTCTCTTTGTCTTTCTCCGAAGAAGAGAGGGGGTCGATAGCCTCAAGGTTGGGATATGGGGATAAAGACAGGATCTTATTTACCACAATCCTAACAAACTTAGGCAGGATAGGTACTGGGGTAAAGTCAATGTTGAGCATACTTCCGTCACCGTTGTTCGGGTCTAACGAAGTAAGAAGAGACTTATATATAGCTGTATCTTGGGTTCCGTTCGCGTAACGACGGTTTCTTTCAAACGTCTTCTTCCTGTTCCCGAAGATAGAGTTCTGCTGATCCATCTTACCCCACTGCTTGTATACAGCCTTGGCATAGCTAAGACCGTAAGCCTTGCTTTGCTTTTGCTCAGATGAGGCCAGCGGGTCTGGGAAGCTAGATTTTTTGTTGTTACTGTGCATCTGCAATGAGTAGAGTTCTTATAACTCAATGCAAATATAGTAAAACTAGAAGTGCCAAGCTTTCGGCTTGTGAGTCCTAAAAAACTTCTTGTCTTTGAAGTCAGAAACAATCTTTTCTTTCTTTGCTTTTTGGGCGCCCAGAAGGGCTAGACCAGAGCTAATAGTCAAGTCAAACTTAGTCCGCTTATCTATCTTATATGCAATCCAATCCTCTAGAGTTCGGTTGAAGTACATATTCCCAAACTCCTCAGTCTCAGCCTTTATACCTACATGATCGTGTATGTACGCCTCAATAGCCTGGGCGTGAGACTGTATCACATCCTGTGAGTTAGATGGAATTCCTTTGGTTCTTACATTCACCGAGGAGTTTCCTGTCTTAAGGAAGTCAGGCCTGTCCATTAAGTAACCGTCGTAACCCCTTGATTCAAAGTATCTTACGATACCGTACTTATTGTTCTCTACAAGTAAAGGGTACCCGTAGAAGAAAGCGCACATCAGAACATCTTCATAGAAGATACTGGCTAGATCGGGACGGGAAGCGTACTCAACCACAAACATGTTTGCAGGGGCGTCCATACTGAACTTATTGTACATGTGTAGAGCGCCTTTAGAGCCCCTTCCGTCAACTGTAGCATCTAAGTCATACGAGTCAACCCCTCCAACACCGATATGCCCGTTAGGGGCCACCTTTTTGCCTCGTTCGTCCTTCTTCTGGTTTCTTATATGATCGGGCGGCATCCAGGACACCCTAAATCTACCATTAGGGTCTGGAGAGAATACAACCTCTTCGTCTTTCTTCCTCCATATAAAGTTGCCCCTTACTACAGGGTTAGGGAACATATCCTCATTGAACTCTATCTGCTGATAGATCTTACCTATATTAAAAAGACTACCCTCTATGCTATCTCTAAACGCTTCGTCCTCGGTGAAAGGGAACTGCCTAATGATCTCATTTAGCTCAGAGGGATCGTTCTTAAAGGAGCTGCGCTCGTTCTTAAGGTAGGTCTTACTGCCTTGATCGACTACCTCTCCGTCTATACCCTGTATGTGTACGCTTTGAGAGGGGTCCTCAACAACAGCATTGCCGTAAACATCGAAGAAGCCTTCCAGCGCGTCATATGCTGGAATGAATATTCTGTATAGCCCAGACCTAGTTCTTCCGTTCTGGTTTCTTTCGTTGGGGTCAGAGTCAGCCCACAATTCTCTATACTCTTCGCCCCCTTTGTTCATAGGGTTTACCGTACTCCCTACAAGGGCCTTACCAACCACTCTCTTACCTACAATCAAGCAAGTACGCTCAATCCTCCAGGCCTCCCTGATGTCAGTGGGTTTTTCCCACTTACCAGCCTCATCGAGGTACAGCATGTGCAGCTTCTCGCCGTCATATGCGTTATTGGTGGTGTTCTTCCAGTTTATAACCGAGTTAAGGGCGTCACCAATCTGAGAAGTCTTGTTGTTTTTCGTGATACGCTTAGATGGTTCACGAAACGCCAGCTCCATACGAGGGTTTGTGGTACCGTCCTGGATTGGCTTGAAGAAGAATGGGTAGCTACGAAAGATCGCAACCACCTTCTTCATGAATATGTTCTCCTGCGAGTCTTTACCAGTCTTCGACTGTATGCCAAGAAGCTTCTCTTTAACTTGACTAGCTTCGTCCACCAGGACAGCAGAGCATACATTAGTGTAGCCAGAACGACGGCACTTAGTATAAAGCTGACCGAAACAACGAGGATCAGCTTCACAAGCAGCCATGTGGGTAAAGATGTCTTTTTGGAAAGCAAGGTATGATGGGTATCCGATATCAATTTTAGACCATTGTAGAAACATATAGTGTCTCCCTGTAATATACGTAGGTTCCCCATTATTGTAAAACCATACACCGTCACGCCTACGCTGAAACTCTTGTTCGATGTAAGAACGAAACTTGTTCCGAAACTCGGCAGGCTTTTCGAACCACTCATCCATGCTGCGTATCCTACGCATTTCCTCTGGCATAGAGATGCGTTTCCACAGCTGCAACTTCTTTGGTTGGTCATGGAAGAGAATTTCCGATTTGCGCGGTTTCTTTGGTAGTACCACGAGTAACCCGTGGAGCTCGATAGTTTCTCCTTCTGTACCGTTAGGGTCGATCTTAATCCCCTTAGCTTCATAACCTTCTATGTCAATTAAATTGGACATCAGTAGCTCTGTCCATGTGAGTTCATTCTACCCAGCGAAGGTACGCCTTCTTTAGGGTTTTTTATCTCCATTTGCTCACCACATTCACACTGTCCTTCTGGATAGTAAACACTACCGTTTTGGAATTTCATAGTAAGGCTTCTTACAGATTTCTCTGCTTTACATTTCTCGCAAATAAGATCAGGCATGCTGTTTAATTTAATTGGTACACCAGACAGGACTCGAACCTGTGGCCGTCTGCTTAGAAGGCAGATGCTCTATCCAACTGAGCTACTGGTGCATGTGCTCCCTCCAGGACTTGAACCTGGGACCTGCCGATTATGAGTCGGACGCTCTAACCGACTGAGCTAAGAGAGCTTAAAGTATACTTTTATGTGATCGGTCGTAACTGACTGATTATCAAAGTTATAGTCGCCCCAGTATATCAGCCCGCTAGCATCACTTGGAGAATCTTTCTGCGAATCCTCCTGAGTAGTCTTTGTCTTTTTCAATTTCTCCATTGTCATTTAGTTCTTTAACCATTTGTTCTAGCCTCTGGCGCTCCACCAAAAGCTCTTTACAGTCGATAGCAGTTTGCTTTATGGATTGGAGCTCGGCCTTACGCGCAGAGCCCCCTGCTTCGGGGTCTACTGGCTTCTTGACTTCCTCGATCATATTATTGATAGCTATCTCCATGCTTTGCATGAGCCTTCTAGCGGCGCTTACGGTAGTGAATTTAGACTTCGACATACATCAGGTCTTCGGCGCGAGTTCTATAATACTCTTTACCGTCGATATTAACGCGGTAATCCATGTTCTTGCGAAATCCTACTACATCTCCTACTTCAGCTCCTATCTCTTCAATCCAAGGAGCCGAAAACGCGACTCGACCCTTTGTAACAGGGACCTCTGAGAATTTAACCACCTCGATAGTGTCCGACTCTTGAACTTTCTCTTCTTCGACTGGCTCAAGAAGGCTCCAACCCGCAAGAGGGTGTATATCCCCAGTATGCTGATCTTTATAAGCAATAGCCTGATTATTAATAGTATGCTCTGGATCAAAGCGAACAGTATAGTGATTAGGCTCTCCAGTAAGTACCTGACCTTCGTTAAGAACCACGAGATGATGGAAGTAGAGCGTGTCGCCAACCTCAACCCCTGTATCGTGCTTGAAAGGCGACGCAACAACGGGGCCTTCTTGGATTCTGTTTTCAAATTCGTTAAATTTAGTATCTATAAAAAGCTCTAGACCTCCAGGGGTCGTGATTTTATCATCAAGCTGTTTGTCTAGCTTGACTATAAACAGGTCGAATGTCCTCATCAATTAAAAATTCAAGTCAAATTCAAGCATACAGGGCATCTCGTCTATAGACTTCCACAGCAAGGTGCCTTCGTCGTTCTCAATATATACAAGATATCTCTTCTTGCCAAACTTATGCAGGTGATGTTCGTCTTCCAGTATAGCGGATACGACACCCCTACCAGCTTTCATTCCGATGTAATAAGCCATGCCGTCTTTCGGTTCTTTACCGACGACAATCTTTCTAATAAGTCCTTCCATCTTAGTTTAGGGATATTCCCAGGTCACCAAGCAGGTCATCCAATGAGTCTTCTTCTTTATATGCGCTGTCCATTATACTCTTCACCGTCTCTAGCTCTTGTCGGCTTTCCAGGTTAAAGCTGTACATGGTTTTCATTTCAGCGCTCTCATCCCCCTCCTCAACAGAATCAAAGTCTATGACTCCGATCACAATAGAGGCTAAGGTTCTATCTTTCATTTCGAACTCATCAATTGTGTCCTCCATCTTTTTGACGAGAGAATACATTTCGGCAAAGAAGAGGGTGTCCTTAGGGTTCATGATGTAAATTTGTTTAAGTCAAATATACGACACAATTCAGATGCCAAGGTCAACAGTTAAAAAGACTAGACTCTTCAGGGAAGTTTCGAAGCTACCAGACAAGTACGTAAAACATAACCATCTAAAGAACCTTCGCAGCGCCACGGATGACTTTTTGGACAGCAATCCAGATCTAACTAAGTCTTACCTACACTTAATGCTGTTCGTTTACGATTTGGAGTTCTTTACTATCTCCTGGGTTGCGGAAAACTACGGCATGTATAAGAAGAACTTAGCAGACAGGATGATATACCCTCTTGTTTCTAGCGGATATATGTACAAGCACTTTGATAAACTAACACCATCCCAAACCCTGGAGGATCACCTGTTTAGAGATGAAACTAAATTTAATTACAGGGTGAGATATGCGTTATCTCAGAAGGGTAGGTTAGCCGTACAGAGGTTCTACAACACTCTTTAGCCGCTACAGTTTTCGCAGCCTTCTGGTGCGTGAATGTTGCAAGTGATTTTTCCGCTCTTGACCTTCTCTTCGGTCGCTTTAACTCTTTCTGTATCTAGGAAATCTACGTTGAAGTCTTCTTCTTTTTCTTGCATGGTAAAAAATTTAGGACCGCGAAGATACACAATCCATCTTTACCATTACACAACCCTATAGTAGACTCCTTTTTCGTCTCGGTAGGCTCTTTTGAGCTGCTTTCTGTTCTTACCTGACTCTTTGTACGATACATGGACCCATGCAGGGTTCTCGTCATCCCCGAACTCCCAGATCATCTGATCCCATTCGAGATTTTTCTTGATGAAATCGAATATCTCTGAGTTAGTGACCTTCCCATACATATCGGCGTCTATATCAATGGCCTCCCCGATCATATGCTGAGAGTATTTACTCCCCCCGATGGCTTTGTTTAATGCTTTACATCTAAATCCAGAGGTAACCCCGATAGGTACACCGAAGTGATCACGTATAGGTTGAAATATATGGTCAGCTACAGCCTGTAGGTTGTGTACGGTCCACTTATCTGGGGTGTTATCTATCCCCTTTCGCGTCGCGGTGTTTGACTTCACCACTTCTTTTAGCGTTAGATTTTTGCTTAACCTCATTGAATTTATTTTTCTCTGCAATATACGCAGGGTTAATCCGCTTAAGCCTCGGATTGAAGTAGTTTTTACTTCCCAATCTTACTCGTTCTCATCAGCGTTTGGAGAGGGCTAAGGCCGTTTCCTCCGCTTTGATTTTTGTATTGCTTTCTTAATTCTCCTTTAGATCCAGGCA